TCTTCGGACGTTGCGTAAGAGCCTCCTTCGGGAGGCTTTTTTATTTGACTTATGTTTGTATATTAGCATCACCAATCAGAATATGAAACATCCCGACTTACTACCAAACGAAGCCTCGCTTCCATACCTTCAAAGGGCGTTGAAGGGAAAATACTTTGACACAGGCAAACTCGGTGTCTACGAACTTGATGAGTACATCCGCTTTAAGGATGGCGAGTTCATCGTTGTAACAGGCCACGCTAACGTGGGCAAGACCCACACGTTGATGTACCTGATGCTTCTTCAGTCCTACAATATGGGCAAGAAGTGGCTCATCTACTCGGCAGAGAATGAGGTCGCATCGCTCAAGCGCAAGCTCATTGAGTTTATGGTGTGCAAACCAATTCAGGGAATTGATGAACTTACGATGCACCGCAAGTTGGATTGGATAAACGAGTACTTCCAATTCATTGACGGCAATAGGCTATTCAACGCCTTTGACCTGATTGAGGTGATGGAATCCATCAAAAACGAATGGGACTACACAGGCGCATTGATTGACCCGTACAACTCACTCACCACCGACCAGAAGAAACTCGGCAAGACAGGGATGCACGAATATCACTACGAGGTCGCTTCAGCGATTCGGGTATATGCCCACAAGAATAATGTGACTACGATTGTAAACACCCATCCCGTTACGGAGGCGATGCGGAGGACTCACTACAAAGGCCACCCCTACGAGGGTATGCCAATGCCTCCGATGACCAGCGATATTGAAGGAGGCGGCAAGTGGGGCAATCGTGCCGATGCGGTAGTCATCATCCACCGCTACTCGCAGCACGAAACGGATTGGATTTACACCCACGTTCACGTGCGTAAGGTAAAGGAGATGGAAACAGGTGGAAGGGTAACACCTCTTGACACACCCCTTGTTATGCAGTCAATGATTGGTAACGTAGGATTTAAGATGAATGGTCGTAATTTGTTGACGCAAAAGAAAGATGAGCCCGTTGAACTAATCAATCCCGATGATGTACCCTTCTGAAGAACTCCATGACCTGTACATTAGGGAGAAGCAACTAATGCTTTCGGGTACGGCTATCTGGCTCGCCCACCAAGCAGCAGACAAATCCAACGGCAGAGAGGTACAGGATGAACTCCTTGACCACGTGATGAACTGCCATAACGCAGACCAGCTCTTGCAGCAGTTTATTGACTACCGATTGTTTGCCAACCGCAAACTCAACGAGGTGATGCTTGCCAACGCACAACTCCGAATCAATAACGAGGAGATGATTATGGAGATAGAGCGACTGCAACGCATAATTGAAGACAATCTATGAAGCAGATATTCTCACCCTTCCAGCAGTACGAGTGCTTCCGTGTGGATGGCGTTGACTACATCTGCTTGGACTACCAAATCATCCAAGACTACCAAGACAAACTTGTGGAGTGGTGCAGCTACTTTAAATTCAAGAGGCTATCTGACCACAAGCACTTTGAAGTACCAATCACCAAAATAATAGAAACCACTAAAGAGGGCAGAGCAACACTCTGTAAATGCAAATGAGGCACTACGAAATTGACCGAATCAAACAAGCAAAGCAAATGTACTACGCTTCTATTGGCATAGGAGAAGTAGACAATCGCAGCCGCAAACAGTCCTACGCACGTGCAGCCTTTGCCGTTGCCTTCCGCAACTACGCAACATTTGAGGAGTTAGCAAAGGTGTTGAAGCGTGACCATAGCACGCTGGTATATGCCATAAAGGAACACGATTTTCGTTTAGGCTATCAAGACTACATAGCGTTGTACAATCAGGCGTGTGCAGTTAGAGATGCTACCGATTTAGAGCCGATAATGGTCTACAATATATCCGATTTGGAAAACGAAATCAAAAAGCTAAATGAGATGGTAACGGAGTTAGTTAAATATAAAGAACTATATTTAACCCTGAAAAAGACATTTGATGAATTTTAACGTAGGCTTCTACCCCATCTACGGCTTGGTTCTTGGTGTGAACTGGTCAAAGACCGAATACCTTGATGAAGAAGAAACAATCCAACAGGTTCAGGTAGCACTCGGCATATTTATGCTTGAAATATCTTGGAACTCCTAAACGTACTTGCTGAACGACACACCGACTGGATTCGGATGGTCAAGAGTTTTGGTGCAGACCAAGACCTTGCCAACGACATAGTCCAAGAGATGTACGTTCGCTTGTACAAATACGTGGGAGAGCCTGAGAAAATAATGTACAACGAGCATGAGGTAAATACTTTCTTCGTGTACGTTACCCTTCGCAATATGTACGCAACCTTGATGAAGGCAAAGAGCCGCATTGAGTTTGTAGATGTAAGCCAACTTGAGGATGAGCTAATCTTTGAGGAGGCTAACGAAGAAGCCGAAGTGCAGATGGTTGCCCTCTACGATGAGATATGGGAGCAGGCATCCGATTGGCATTGGTATGACCGCAAGATATTTGACCTTTACCACAACACCGATATGAGCATCAGAACGCTCGCAGACAAAACAAAAATCTCAGCACGTTCAATCTTTAATACCCTAAAAAATGCAAGAGAACGAATCCAAACCGACTGTAACGACCACTACCAAGCGTGGAAGGAAGCCAAAGAGGAGTGAAGGTCTTGGCGATACGATAGAGAAAATCACCACCGCCACAGGCATCAAGGCTGCCGTTGACTGGTTCAGCGAAGCAACAGGCGTTGACTGCGGATGTGATGCTCGTAAGGAGAAGCTCAACAAAATCTTCCGTTACCGTAAGCCTGAATGCTTGACCCAAGCCGAATACGAATACATCGGAAAGATGAAAGGCCGCAATGTGGTAACTGCGTTTGAGCAGGTTGAACTGAATAAAATCTACAACCGAGTATTCAACGACAAGGTGCAGCCCACTTCGTGCGGCAGTTGTATGCGTGGTAGGTTGCAAGAGCTTGAGGCTTTATACAACGCCTATTAATGAATCATTCAGGAAAAATAGGCGAGGCTAAGTGGAAGGCTTATCTTGAGTCTGTTGGTCACATTGTAGAAAATGCTCCTGAGCGAGTGTTTTACGATTGGGATTTAAAATCAACTACCACCGACAAAAGGACAGTAACCTTTGAGGTCAAGTACGATGAGAAGGCATATTATTGGGCAGAGAAACGAGGTATGCCTGATAACCCAAATATGTATATTGAATACAAAAACACAAATCAAAACAGGGATTCGGGAATCTTAGCGAGTAAGGCCGATTACTATGTCTACATTTTGAAGGCCGCAGAAGACGTTGCGTATGTTTTTAAGCGTGGCGAGTTGTGTGAGTATTTAGTCAATGCCAACTATAAGAGCGTAGGCAATAGCGCAACAGGCGATGACAATGCACTTGGCTGGATTCCGCCTTTAAAAGAAATGGTAAAGCACCATTCGTTTCACACCAAGATAAATCTCAATGCCAATACCAAAACCTAAATCAGGCGAGAAGCAATCCGATTACATCCAACGTTGTATGGAAGCCATCGGAAGCGAGTATCCAGACAAAGACCAAGCGGTAGCAGTTTGCTACACACAATGGAAGGAGGGCAAATAGCCCTCTTTTTTATTCATAGTATATACAATTTCACCCATAGTGTTGTGGGTGTGAATGCTTTGCGTACATTTGATTATCATTTAAAACCAATCAAAATGAATCAAATCTCTGCACACCAAGTCAAGGTCTTCTTTGCGAAGCTCATTGCATCTATCGTTATCATTGGCGGCCTTATGGGGTCAATGGCTATTGTTGAACTTATTGCTGGACTGTAATGCTATTTGAAATTGATGACCTTCAGATGTGGCTTGAGGATGCCAATGTAATGCCTCAAGAGTACTGGGATGCCGTAGAAGCAGGAACCGATAAAGAATACCTCGCTGAATGGCTTGGATACGAATCCGTTATTGAGATGGAGAAATACGAGATGCAAATTGAGTACAAAGAGGAATCCTACAACGAGGATGGCTACACGAATACAACTGCGTACCCCACCTCAAGCATCAGCAACCCACCTACCAAGATGGATATGCAGTTGTACTACAAGTGGATTAATTGGGCAACGTCAGTAGCCGCAGATGAATACTAAAATGAAAACACCATTCACCGTGTTCTTTGAGAACCATCCCGAATTTAGTGATGCAACAAAGGAGGCTTTCCTTCACTTTGAGCGCAACACAATCCAATCAGCCTACTTTATGGGCAAGATTCAGCACGATTCAGGAAAGTCAGAAGAAGAATTTTTTGATGCGTTATATGAAAATTAATCAGCTTGACCTGTTTAGCGGAATCGGTGGATTCCATCTTGGCTTTGAGAGAGCAGGATACAAAGTCACATCCTACTTCTCGGAGATAGACCAACACGCTATCGCAGTTTACAAACATCAATTCCCAAATTCTACTTATGTCGGTTCAGTTACAAATGTTCGGGGAGCAGACCTCCCACGAATTGACCTTATCACCTTTGGAAGTCCTTGCCAAGATTTCAGCCTTGCTGGAAAACGTAAAGGAATGGAAGGAGAACGAAGCAGCCTTATCCTTGAAGCAATTCGCCTCATTAGGGAATGCCGCCCAAGAGTATTTGTCTGGGAGAATGTTAAAGGAGCTTTCTCCAGCAACTCTGGCGAAGACTTTGCGGCAATCCTCCAAGAGTTTGCCAACATTGGGGGTTATAGACTTGAATGGCAACTGCTTAATACATCGTGGTTTCTACCCCAGAATAGAGAGCGAATATACCTTGTCGGATATTCTACAACCACCAAGCGAAATTGGAGAGGAGTATTTCCTATCGGAGAAGCAAGTCAATCAAATAGCAAATTGGAATGCGCAGGAGAAGCCGTTACAAAGTGCCTTACTGCAAGAGGTCAAGAAGGACACGCAGGAATGCAACTCATCAAAGTAAAGCAAATTGGAACTCGTACTGATTCAGGAGGTAAGCAACCCTACCAACAAGACCGAGTGTACGATTCTGATGGTCACGCACCTGCTCTAAACGCAGGCAAAAGTGATTTGATTATTAAGCCAAACTACACAAGCAAAGCCCTAAACGAAACGATAGAGAACAGTGACTTGGTAGAGGGGGAACCTCAAGCTCTTGACCTGTACAATCGTGTAGCAAGAAGCGAATCACCAACGCTGACCGAACCACACCACAACTCTCTACGGATGTTTGATGGCTACCGCATCAGAAGGCTCACTCCTATTGAATGCGAACGCCTACAGGGATTCCCTGATAACCATACCGCCTTTGGCAACTACGATGGTGTGGTCAAGCCAATGAGCAACACGCAACGCTACAAGCAATGCGGCAACGCAGTAACCGTTGATGTTGTGTCGGCAGTTGCAAAAAATTGTTTACCTTTATTCAAAACCAATCAACAATGAAAATCATAGAACTACTTGATGGCAGCACTTGGGATTTAGAAACCATCAAATCCAAGATGCACGATGATGACTTCTACTACGGCAACCTCTCAAAGAATGCCCTGTCATCTTCAGCCTGTAAATTATTATTAACCTCACCAAAGACCTACCACTACGTTACCAAGTACGGCAGCGAGGATTCCGATGCCTTCTCGGTAGGTAGGCTCGTTCACCTGATGGCTCTTGAGCCGCATCGTGTGGAGGAGTACAACGTGATTGAAGTCCAGAGCAAGAACGCAAAGGCGTGGCAAGAAGCAAAAGGCCAACGCAACATCTGCACCCGTAAGGAGATGGATGAAGCGCAGCGCATTGCTGATGCCCTATTACGCAATGAGTACTTCTTGTCAATGATTCAAGGCTGCGAGTTTGAGCAACCAGCAATCGGTATGATAGAGGGGATGCCGTTCCGAGCAAAGGCAGACATCATCGCTGATGGCTTCTTGGCTGACCTCAAGACCACAACCGACCTACGTGCGTTCCCTTACTCGGCAAAGAAGTACGGCTACGATGTACAGGCGTTCATCTACACCCGATTGTTTGGTGTGCCGATTGACAAGTTCTACTTCATCGCTATTGACAAGGCGAGCTTGGATGTGGGTATCTACTCTATAACTCCTGAATTTGTAGCAGAAGGCGAAAGAAAAACGCTTGAGGCCATCCAACTGTACAAGCAGTTCTTCATCTTGGGTGAGGACTTGGACTCGTACACAATCTTCGGAGAACTATAAGGGGTCGAATTCGACCCAATCAAACCGAGAAGCCTGATGCGGTTAAATGAGGGCAAACAAAACCAATTAAATTTTAGAGAGATGAAACAGACAGCAGTAGAATTTTTGATGGATAAACTATTTGACCAGTCAACAATGGTGACTGAGCAAATGCAATGGTTTGAACAAGCCAAACAAATGGAGAAGGAGCAGATGGTTGACTTTGCTTTTAAGTATGGAGATTTGACCACCCGTCAGATTGCAGATTCTTTTGATAAAGAATACAAAACCAACGAGAAATGAAAATAACTGACGAAATAAAAAACGAAACATTGGTATGGGTTCTTGCATCAGTATCTGATGTGGAATTACAATCACAATGCGATAAAGATGAAATTGTAGTAGAGCCTCACGGCAGAAAATCAATGCCTGTATATGCAAGCAAGGATTGGGTAAAGCCCCTAACTAAAAATGAGGTTAGAGAATACTACAAGGAAATTGAAAACCTTTAAAACCAACGATAAATGAGAGACCAGTTTATGCGTATCGCTATGGCTCGCCTACGCAGCATCTATCCATTCAAACCCCAACGCCAAGCAGTAGCTGCTCGTATGTGGGTGCAGTATCTTGAACGTATGCGTGAGCGGGAACGTGAGAAGCTGCGCCAAGTTCGTGCCTGTGCTATGCACGCAGCACAACAGGAATGGGAGCTAATGGAGGAAGAACTCAACAAGCGGATGGACATCATCGGGCAGAACGGCAACACAGGAGAACACTATGAGTAGACCTTTCGTTGTAGCCTTCCACAAGGTGAACTCAGGGGTAGCATACCATCGTGTGTTTGCTCCTTTGATTTGCCACCAAGAGGCAGACGTAATGTTCGTTGAGAAGATAACGGACATTGAGCCTGAGGTATGGCCTAAGATTACCCACTTCTTCTCAAGCCGTGCATTCCCTGTTGAGCCGTTTGATGACTTTGTTAGGCTCTGCCGCAAGGAAGGTATCAAGCTAATCATTGACAATGATGATTGGTGGGTGCTACCTCCTAACCATCCCCTAAACGGATTCTACGGAAGGCAGATGAAAGACCGCATCATTCGGTCTATGAAAGCAGCAGATGAGGTATGGGTAACCAACAAGCACCTTGCCTCAAAGGTGAAGAAGTACAACACCAACATCCGAGTCATCCCAAACGCCATCAGCGTACCCACTTGGCAGATAAACCGAGAGCCATCAGAGAAGGTGCGCTTCGGATATATAGGAGGCAACCACCACCAAGCGGACATCCGAGATTCTACGATTGACCTATCGGGCTACGAATCGTATGTGGCGGAGGTAGATAACTACCCCGATATGATGAAAGCAGCATACAAGCTACCCACGATGCCCCCTACGCACTACCATCGCCTGTACGAATACTTTGACGTTAGCCTTGTGCCGTTAACGACAAGCGAGTTTGCTAAGTGCAAATCCCATCTAAAGATGCTTGAGGCAGGATTCAGCAAGTGCGCTCTTATTGTGAGCAACACGCACCCCTACGAGCCTTACATCACCAAAGACAACTGCATTGCAATTAACCACCCAAGTGAATGGGCAGGAGCAATCAAGAGGCTAAACGAAAACCCCAACCAAGTCCAAGACCTAACCGAATCGCTATACGAGTACGTGCAGGATTTCACGATGGACAAAATAAACGAACTGCGATGCTTTACATTGTAACCCCCTGCTCACGCCCACAAAACCTCAAACGCATCAAGCAGTACATCCCTGAATGGGCTACGTGGGTGGTGATGATGGATGCCTCTACCGATTTCAAAGAAGCAACAGGCGCAAACATAACCCACTACTCAAAGAAGACAGGACATTGGGGCAACCCCCTACGCAATGAGTTCCTTGACCTCTACCAAGACCAATTCACGCAAGATGATTGGGTGTACTTCTTGGATGATGATAACATTCTGCATCCGAAGTTCAACGAGCAATGGTCAAACCTCCATAACCTTGATTCCTCAATCGTAACGTGGGGACAAGAGGGAAGGCTACGCCCTACCGACCAACCAGCAATCGGGAACATAGACACCGCATCTTATATGTTCAAGCCATATCACTTGCCGAAACTGCGCTTTGAGAACATCTATGAGGCCGATGGTCTATTTGCTTCTGCTGCCGCACGGCAAGGAACACTCATCTGCGTGGATTCGTACCTTTGTTACTACAACGCTCTGCGATGAAAACCTACAAAGAGATTCAAGGGTGGTTCAACCACCAAGCAGCATACGACTTCTTGCTATCGCAAGTTCCTGAGGGAGGCACGTTCGTAGAACTCGGTGCTTGGCTCGGTAAGTCATCAGCCTACCTATGCGACAAAGCAACACACCAAAACATCACCATCATTGATTCTTGGAAAGGCTCAGAGAACGAACTTGAAACCGCCCACAAGCTCGCAACGGAGGTAGACATCTACGACCTGTTCGTTGAGAATATGGGAGAGCGCAAGTATAAGGCCATTAGAGCAACATCCAAAGAAGCATCCAAGAAATTCAAGAACGAATCACTTGACGTGGTGTTCATCGACCTAACTCATACCTATGAGGCAGTAAAAGAGGATATTCAACTATGGATTCCCAAAGTAAAGAAGGGAGGCTACATAGCAGGAGATGACTACCACGAACATTGGCAAGGAGTAATCCAAGCCGTAGATGAACTGCTACCCCACGCCACGTTCATTGATGATTGTTGGCTCTACAAGAAATGAAGAACCACACAAAGGTCTACCTGAAGGGGATGGGCTACGATACCACCGATTGGATTCCTTGCGAGGTCTGCCAAGCACAGGCCGTAGACATCCACCACATTGAGGCACGTGGTATGGGAGGGAGCAAAGAGGCGGACACCATAGAAAACTTGATGGGGCTATGCCGCAAATGCCACAACGCATTCGGTGACAAGACTCAACACAAAGAGATGCTGAAGGCAGTCCACAACCACCACTTGTCAAAGCGGGTTATTTAGTTGAAAAATACAAGGCTTTACAATGGCATTTGAAAAAGGAGTGAGTGGCAACCCTGCGGGTAAACCGAAAGGAGCAACAAACAAAACGACCAACAAGATTCGTGAGGCGTTCCAAAACCTCATTGAAGACAATCTTGAGAATATGACCCTATGGCTCACGCAGGTAGCTGCTGATGACCCGAAGGGCGCACTTGACCTGCTGAACAAGATGGCGGAGTACACGACACCCAAGCTCGCACGGGTGGAGAACTCCCACGAAGCAGCAGATGAACTCACCCAAATCAAAGTAGAGATTGTCCGTACTCCAAGTCAAGACAAGTGAACTCTTTGAAAGGAACTACACCGCACCAACACGGATAGTAGTCAATCAGGGAGGCTCTCGTTCTGGTAAGACCTACTCCATCTTGCAGATGCTTATTGTCATCGCAATGCAAGAGAAGGGTAAGGTCTTCTCTATTGTGCGTAAGTCGCTCCCATCACTCAAGATGACCGCATACCGTGACTTCTTTGAGATACTCCGTAATATGGAGTTGTACGATGAGGCACGCCATAACAAGTCTGACTACACCTACACGCTTAACGGCAACCTCTTTGAGTTCATTTCGCTTGACCAACCGCAGAAGAAGCGTGGAGCAAGACGTGACTACCTATTCTGCAACGAGGCTAACGAACTATCTTGGGAGGACTTCTTTCAGCTCTTGGTTCGTACCACAGGCAAGATTTGGATTGACTACAACCCATCAGATGCGTTCCATTGGATTTACGATAGGCTTCTAACCCGTGATGACGTAACGTACATACAAAGTACCTACAAGGACAACCCATTTCTTGATGCCTCCATCGTAGCGGAGATTGAACGCCTCGCAACAACCGATGAGGACTATTGGCGTATCTACGGATTGGGTGAGCGTGGTATGAGCCGAGCTACCATCTTCCAGTTCGGGATGAACGAGATACCCGCTGATGCGACATTGCTCGCCTACGGGATGGACTTCGGTTATACCAACGACCCAACCTCGCTTGTTGCGGTGTACAAATCAGGCGATAATCTGTATGCGGATGAACTCATCTACCAAACGGGGCTTACCAACCCCGACATCAGCAACAGGCTAAAAGACCTAAACATTGATAGGCGCACAGAGGTATACGCTGATTCTGCCGAACCCAAATCCATTGAGGAGTTGCATCGTATGGGATGGAACGTAAAACCCACGCAGAAGGGCGCAGATAGCGTCATAGTGGGTATTGACGTGCTGAAGCGACACAAGCTATTCGTAACCCCACGAAGCAGCAACCTAATCAAAGAGATGCAGAATTACAAATGGGTAGAGGACAAGAACGGCAACCTACTAAACAAACCCATAGACGCATTCAACCACGCCATAGATGCTATGCGCTACGCAACATACAACAAGCTATCCAAGCCGAACTACGGCCGCTATGCTATACGTTAAATTCTAAAGGTTATTTTATTAGATGGAACTGAAAGTAGTAGTACCCACCGACCTGTCGGAAATCACCTTAGAGCAATACCAGAAGTTTGCTCGTCTTGAGGGTGATGAGGAGTTCCTTACGCACAAGATGCTTGAGGTATTCTGCAATGTGCCTTTGAACAAGCTACCGAATGTCAAGTTCAAGAGCCTTACGGGTGTTGTGAATCGCCTGAATGGTATGTTTGCTACCAAGCCATCACTCAAGCTGGAGTTCACTCTTGGTGGTCAAACATTTGGGTTCATCCCCAATCTTGAAGACATCACCTTTGGTGAGTACGTTGACCTTGACAATTATATGGCTGACACGCAAGAGCTGCATAAGACAATGGCGGTGTTGTACCGCCCCATCACGCAGCGGGCAGGCAAGCGATACGACATTGAACCATACGAGTCAGCAGAGAAATATAGCGAGCTGATGAAGCAAGCTCCGATGGATGTTGTGTTAGGAGCAACGCTTTTTTTTTATCGTTTAGGAAGCGACTTATTGCTCGCTACGATGAACTCTTTGGAGAAGCAAACAACGAGTATAGCGGAGAAGCTCAATTCGGAAGGAAGTGGGGATGGTACTCCTCGTTCTATCACCTTGCTAAAGGAGATGTCACAAAGTTTGAAGATGTGGGAAGACTGGGCGTTCATCAATGCCTCACTCTTCTCACGTTTGACAAAGAGCGCAACGACCTTGAACGAAGACAATTAGAGAAACTAAAGAAATGAGGCAGTTTTACGACATCACGACCAAGCTGAAGGATACGCTTCAAGCACATAGCCAAGTCAACGTAGTGACTACGGGAGACATCTTTGACATTGACCTGAACAAACAGACCATTTTCCCGCTGAGCCACATCATTGTGAATCAAGCAACATTTGAAGGCCAAATCGTACGGATGAACGTAAGCCTCGTATGTATGGACTTGGTAGACGAAACGAAGGAAGACCCTCGTGACCAACCAGAGCCGTTCTACGGAACAAGCAATGAACAGGATATCCTAAACACTCAGCTCGCAGTAATCAACGATGTAATCACGGAACTTCGCAGAGGCACGTTATACTCGGACTTGTACCAGCTTGATGGAACGGCTACGGCAATACCCTTCAGCGAGCGTTACGAGAACCTGCTTGCTGGGTGGACTGCTACGTTTGATGTGCTGCTTGCTAACACCGAAATCAGCGTTTGCTAAATGGCACGTCAAGAACTTGTGAAAGCCGTGATGGTGAAGTTCGCCAAGTACGTCATTCAACAGGCGAGGACTAACCTAAGCCGAAAGAAGCAGAACGTAACAGGCGAACTATACAAGTCCCTTGACTATGATTTGAACGTAGGCAAAAACTCGTTCTCCTTGACGTTTAAGATGGAGGACTACGGATTGTATCAAGACGCAGGTGTTCGTGGCGCTAAAAGCACGTATTCAAGCGCAGCAAGCTCTCCATACAAATACACCAACAAGCAACCACCTGCAAGTGCATTTAGCCAATGGGCAATCAAGAAAGGATTGCAGGGAACACGAAACGAGAAGGGTCAATTCGTAAGTCGCAAGAGCCTTCAGTTCGCATTAGCACGGAGTATCTATGAGAAGGGTATCCCTGCCACCAAATTCTTCAGCACACCTTTTGGCATAGCGTTCAAGAGGCTACCATCTGAAATCGTCAACGCCTTCAACCTAACAGAGGAGGACTTTAAAGCATTTACTACACGATGAGCATACCTGTATCAGCGACACCAGCGTCTATCGCTACGGCTCGCAGCCCCATCTTTATCACGGGCAAGAATAACACACTTTCTGCTGATTCGCTGGATGCGATGACCGTGAACATCAGTTCCTACACGGGAGCGCAAACTCCCGTATCTGGAGCAACAACCTATACACTATCAAAGAGCTACTCTATTGACGAGGTAATCAACTTTGAGATTGCTGACTTGGTTCGTGAGAAGTTCCAACATCCGTTCGGCAAGGCATTCATCACCGAGCCAAGTGCATCAGAAACGGGTGAAGCGGTATGGGTACGCAGAACAGGAGATTGGACGTATTCTGATAATGGCGCAGCGCCAACTACTGCACCAATCGGAACGATATACTTCTTGGCTCTTGATGGATACAAATCTTTGGGTGAACTGCAAAACGCAGGGATTACTCAAGCAGGACTTGTTACATCACGTCCATTCCAAGTACTTGCTGGCAACTCGCAGAGCCTTGCGGTATCGTACAACACTTACTCAGGCGTTAACGGATTCACCATTGAAATCAACGGAGTAGAGTATTGGTTCTCGCTCAAGGATGAGCTGGGATGGGCTAACACGACCACTACCTCTACGCAGATGGTCATATACATTCCGAGTGGGGTAACCAACGTAGCAACATTCTTGGGCGTAACACCAACCGATGACTACACCATCAACCTGCTCGTGAATAACGAGTGCATCAGCTACAACGACCGAGTGAAGGCTGATGGCGGAACGGTAGAAGCACTTGGATGCCTATGCGAAGCGGTAGATGCTCTTGGCGGGAACGATGACAAGGTAGCCTACGACTTTGAGGTTGTATGTGAACCCAAGTACGACCCATACCTGATTCAGTTCGTGAACAAGTACGGGGTATCTGACTACCTCACGTTCTTCAAGAAGTCAACGGAGCAGGGTAACTTCACGCAAGACCAATACCAAAAGAGCATCTATGCGGATGCCTACACCGATGTCAACTACGTGAACGGCAAATACCAATCGTTCAATATCAACTCTCGCAACACGCTAACGCTCAACACGGGATTCGTGGATGAGTCGTATGGTGCTATTATGGAGGAGATTCTGATGAGTGAACAGGTTGCAGTATACGAGGATGGTCAATGGATTGCTATCGTTCCTAATCGTGGAACTATTGACTACCAGAAATCCATCAACGACAAGACCATCAACTACACGATGAGCTTCACCTATGCGTTTGACCAACGGATGCTTGTACGATGAACAAGGTTGATATTTATGTCAATGGTCAACGCTTGGATGTATTCCAAGACGAAGAAATCACCATCAACCTGTCGGTGCAGAACGTGCAAGACATCAGCAAGGTGTTCACGGACTTCACACAGGACTTCACAGTACCTGCTACACCAACAAACAACGCAATCTTCGGATACTACTATAATAGTGACGTAAGCGGCACGTTTGATGGCCGCCTTCGGCAGGATGCATTCATAGAGATTAACTCATTGCCGTTTCGTTCTGGCTCAGTAGAACTGGAGGGAGTTCAGCTAAAAGGTACTGAGCCTTATGCGTATACCATCACGTTTTATGGTGGATTGGTAAACCTCACCGACCTGTTTGGCGATGACTACCTGTACGACCTAAACTTCAGCGCATACGACCACGAGTACACGGATGATGCAATCTTTGACCGATTCACTACCGAATACGACAATGCGTTCTTTTATCCGCTGATGAGTCCTGTCAAAAATTGGTTTTACGATTCGAGAAATGGAAACCACGATGATAACAACTTACACTATCACAATAATAGCGAACAACACGGCATCCACTACTACGAGCTGAAGCCTGCGATGAAGGCATACGCTATATTGGATGCCATAGAAGCAAAATACGGAATCACCTTCACAGGTTCATTCTTGTCAGCAAATCCATTCACAGACCTATCGCTATGGCTTCACCGCTTTGAG